AAATTCATCCATATCAATAAAGTTAGGATTTGAGCAATCAAAAACTAAAGTATGAACCCCTGGACTAGCAACTTTTAAACCTTTACCCAAGCGCTTAACCATTGACCCCATAAAAATACCTTGCTCTTTAAGTTGCGACAACAAATCTTTATAGTCAATTTGATACTCAGTACATTCGGTTTTAAATGGTTTAGTAGCAAAGAACATCTTTTTAGTATCAGGCTCATAACGAATCTTCAATGGCCCTCGAGGAGTTTCAAGTGGCATCATTTGCATATTGGTTCGTAAGTCTACCTCATCATTGACCACTGCAATGTTCTGTATATTCCTATTAATATAATCACCAATTACTGAGACTAAATTAGTTGGTGGTGGCGCAGTATCCTTACGTAAGTCTTGTAACATACCAGTAGACCAAGCATAGATCTGTTTCATATCCCAATTGAGCAACTCCAAACGCTTAGCAATGAGTCCACCAGTTATGTTTGCCGCAACTACAGCAGACCAAAAACGCTCTTTCGCTTCAAGTTGTAGTTCCTTATCTAACTTGCCTTGGATAGATTTAACCGCAGTAAGAACCTCTTCCATGTTGTTTAAAAGGTATTTAGCGTATATCTCTCCTGCATGCCCATAGTTATCACTAAGTTGATGATCAAACATTTCTTTAGCAAAATCAGGGGCAATAATTCTACTTGGCTCAATACGATACTCTAGTAACCGCATCATCTCGCCATCGGGACTATTTTTTATTGCTCCAAGATTTTGATAAAACGGAGAGTTTGAAGTACATAAAGATATCGTTGACCATGTCGTGTTATTAGTTCTTAATTCATTAGCATTAGCTTTTGCTCGATGCCGACCACGACCTTGTGACATACTATAAACAAGTGTGGAAAACTCTTTGGGATGCATATTTGTAATTTCATCCACAGTAAAAGGTAAGTTGTTTAGTATGCCTAGCGTTAGAATTTTAGAAACAAACGTGTCATCCCACATTAATCCTATCTTTGTTGGGTGACCCCAGACGCTATTGCACATACGTAAGACAGTTGATTTGCCTGTGCCAGAGTCAGAGTGAATCAAGTTAATGATAGCCCCTGTTTGCCCTAAAAATTTTAACAGCGGAGCACCAAAAGCAGTTAACGCCGCAAATGCATGAGGTTCTAACCCTGGCTTTGCGTATAAGTCAAATACTTCCTTCCAAGCTTCTAATGTGCCTCTAGGTTGTAAATGCGGTGCGAGTTCTTTAGTGGCAGAAGAAGGTGGGCTGTGATATACCCCTTCAGCACTAATCTCTTTATCACCCAAAATAAACTTAGTGTTTTTGTCAGCCCATCCGAACTGTTGTCTCATTTGTTCTGCTCTCTTTTGTAGTTGTAATTCATTAATACAAATTAAAATAAAATCAGTTAGTAATTTAAACTTCTTACCGTTACAGGCAACGCCTTGGCTCGATAAAATTCTGCGCAACTCTTTTGGGTCGGTAATCTGAGAGTTTGGAATTACAAATTCTTTTACTCCATCTCGTGGCAAATGTAGTTTTATTAAAGTCACCTCGCCCCACAAAGGATCACGCATACGTTTTACAACGTATAAATCATTTTGATATATGCATATAGGTTCTTCCTCTTCCCCCAGGGACACATAGATACCACCATTTTTACCTCTGATATACGGGCTAGGAAACTCAGGCACTACGTGTATCTGGTCTGCCACACCTTCATCTGGACTTGAGACCACTACAGTGTTGTCTTCAATCTCTGCCTCTAACACTTCTTTACCCAAGCTAATTGGAGAAGTAATCTTGCCTTTATGCGTACACTTATCACAACCTCCGGGGTTCCCACGTTCAAACTCTGCGCAACCATGTGGCCCTAGTATGTGCGCTATTTTTTTCTCAGTCGTCGCAGGATCATAATCAGGATGTCCAGAGGAAAGCTTATGTATTGCATCATCTTTATCTTTACAAAATTTAGCAATTGATAAAGCGCTAAACCATCGAGGCTCCGAGAGATCCGAGCGTTGCTTGTAAGCGTGCAACAACTGATTACACCCATTACCTTTGCCACTACGTAGCATGATCTTGCTAAAGCTTGAAGTCATGTTCGACATCATTGCCTTACCAAGTTCAGACATCTCTGCTTTAGGTGGCGCAACAGGTGTATCTCTCACACCTAAAATGTTTTTAATTTCTTGAAATTCAACTGCATCCGCACCAAACATTACTGTTACTGGCTTAGGAGGATCGTCTTTAAAATTAAATGTATCCGGTACTCGTAGTACTCGAGCGGCCTCAAACACTTTAGTATCTACATAAAAGTTATGTGTTATGCAAAGATCACGCAACCTAGCAGCTACGGGTTCCCATTCTTCGCGTGTAACCTCAGAAATAAAAGGCCAGTACGCATGAATCCCGCGCCCAGAGTTAACTACTATAGGTTTGGGTAACCCTATCAAACCACAAAACTTTTTGAGTTCTTGCAATCCTTCTGATTGTGTCAAGTACCCATCGGGTCTACCAGTTTTCTCATCAACTTTTGCTTTACTTTCTCCGCAGTCAATGTCTACCCACAAAGATTTCAGCAAATCCACATTAGTTTTAACTCGACCAGAATCAGATTTAAACTTCGCTACGCCAAAATAAACATCGTTCTTTTCAGAAACAAACGTTTTAACTAACGCATCAACTTCCGCTCTAGTTGCAACTAAATTTTGTTTTACTTTATTGTCTTTAATACCTAGTATGCAAAACCATCCCGAAGACGGCTGAACAGTACTAAGTAAGTCTATTTTATCGCTCATAAATAGTGCCCTACTTAGTGTTTTAAAGTATCAAGAAAGCGATGGATTACATCTATCTTTTTCCCTTTAGGGTTTGAAAAACCAGTGAACCAGTTATAGATAGTTTGCCTACTCACTTTGAGTTTGCTAGCCACCTCGGAAACGGATATGTCATGCTTAATACACACCCGCCCAAGATGGACACCCACAGCCCCACGGTCAGCTTTCTTGTTTAACCTAATTACTCGTACGCTGTATCCGTAGCTCATAATCAGTCGTCGGAACCCCAAGCGTCTAAGACTTCCGCTAGGTCATCTTTTGCTTTTGGTTTAGCGGCGGCTTTCTTATTTTCCTTCTTTATCGGCTCTTCAATTTCTTCTTCAGGCTCGTCAGCACGAACAACGACAGGCTTCTCAACTGCCTCTAACTTAGGAGTTTTCTTCACACCATCAGTCTGAGCAACAGTAATCTTAGTATACCTATCAGTCTCTGGACGTTGCTGTGCAGCCTTTACAATTTGGATCTCGTCTTCGTTAATAATTCTTTCCGCACTAAAATTCAACTCCATAGTGTCTGCGTCAGGATCAAAAGCTATTTTAGTAACGACTCGATCAGGGGACTCATTGTTTGAAATGACGTATTTAATGTAGCTTTCAAACGGATGTACGTTCTTATCTCCTTTACCAAACAAAGACTTGGCAGGGATATTAAATTGATACACCTCACCACCTAACTCGTTCTCTAATAACAAAGACACACGACGTTGATACTTACACGCCCGGCTACCGTTTTCCCCAGACCCTTTAACATTCTGCGGACAGGTTGCACAATTTGCACTTTGTTTATCAGATGCTAATTCTTCAGGTTTATCTCCCAAGTTTGACCAACAGTTAGGCAGAGTAGCTTCTTTACTAGGATCAAATTTACTCTTGTAGAAAATGCGAGAGACCTTGGGTAATGCTCCAATAATTACAGCCTTGAACTCCCCTCGAACCGCCGAACCAATCTGCTCCCCGTTGATAATTTTTTTAAATGTACCATTGGTATTAGTTTGAATTCTTCTACTTTGATTTGAAGAAGTAGTAGTTAAAAATGATTTAGCAAGCTCACTAAGTTCTGAGTTGCCAGTGGTAACAGCTGTGTTTTTAAATATAGTTACGTCGTCGCTCACGCGTGTTCTCCTTTATTTAGATTTTGCTCTTCTTACTGTGATTGAAAATTTACTATCGGTCTGCAACCCGATAGGGCACTTATCTGGATTTTCTTCCAGAAACTTTTTCATATTAGTTTTATGAATGCGTTGTTCTAGTAATGGAAACGCATCATTATCTTTTATGAATTCATACATTGACTCCCAGTCGGAAGCCCAATATCTAGTAGTAACACCCTTCATAATCGTACCGCTACCAGTCTTAATCGACTGAGCATTTTGCTCTTGCAATACTTCGAGTAACTTGGCGCTGACTACATCTAATTGTTTTTTTAAATCTTCTAATTCTTGTTTATGCTGTTCTCGTTTTGCGTCTAACGCATCTCGGATTTTTATGTAGACAGCGGTTAACTTCTCTGTGTCTAAACTATCGACCGACATAACGCCTCCTTTTATTGTTTGACTTTGTCTAAGACTCCTATTCTAAAAGTTCTTGTCTATATAAGTCAATAACTTTATTGTGGTTATCAATATTGTTTCTAAGCATTGAATACAAACGTTTTTCTACTTCGCTACCGGAAATATGTACTACATTCATAGGGTTATCTTGTCCAGGGCGATCAATCCTAGCGTTTGCTTGTAAATAAGTTTCTACACTTGTGACCGGAGCGTACCAAATAATGGTGTTGGCGGCGGTTAAAGTTAAACCATGTGAAGCCGCTTGTGGTTGTATGATTAAAACTCGTGGATCAACTTCAGTTTGAAAACGTTTAATCCTTTCAGACCTTTTGTTTAAATTTACTTTCCCGTTAATAATTTCAGAAGTAATTTTTTTAGCATCTAAAAAATCTTTAAGTAACTCAATGGTGTGAGTAAAGGGTACAAAAACAAGAACCTTATGTGATGCTTCCTCAATCACCTCAAGTATTGCTTTAAGTCGGTTGGATACATCAAACTGTATTGTCTCTTTAGTATCGGAATAGACTGCACCGCCAGATATTTGCAGTAATTTGTTTAAATTAGTAGCCGCATTGACGGCAGTTATTTGTTCCCCCGCCGCTTCCATAGTCATTTGTTTCTTCAATTTTTCGTAATACTTTTTCTGTTGTGGAGTAAGTGGTGATTCTCTATCGAGGTACGTAACTTTTGGTAAGTCTAAGCATTGATCTTTTTCAAATCGAATAGCGGGTTGAAGTAAATCATGCACTACCTCTTGCGCGTTTCTTTTCGGTACCCATTTAAATTGAGACACCTTATACATTACAGAGTCCCGAAAGTGTCCGTAGAATTTAGGAGTTTTTTGTGGGTTGACTAATTTCGCCAGACCATATGCATCTAATGGAGATTGAGCCGCTGGGGTGCCAGTCAACATCCATAACCAATCCACTCGATCGGCTAAACGTTTGAGTATTTTCCAACGATTAGTTGTCGGGTTCTTATACGCATTAGCTTCATCTACTACGATTAAATCAAAGTCTCCATTTTTTATTTCTTCTTCAACAATGGCTACGCCGTCAAAATT